TTCACCGCCGGGCCCGGCGTTTTCCAGCATCGAGCGGTCAACAATGATCCGGGCCTTGGCGAGTCGAACGTCTCGCATCCAGGCGCTATATGTTTCGTCCAGTGCGTCGAAAAGCTGCTCGGAGCCTTCCAGGTCGGAGCGGCCCATGTAGCGCCCTTGCGGGTGGTGTCGCCACCTGCGCTGCGGTGTCATATTCGGGGTGTAAACGACGTTCAGGCCAGGCGAGCGCGGCACGTTCAGCTCGGCTTGGTCGTTGACCAGCTGGGCCAGGGGAGCGGTGGAAGGGTGCTCTGTCAGCGGGATCAGGAGGCCCAGGTTGGTGGAGCTTCCCTCGTAGAGGCCGTGGAGGATCACGCCGTTACCTGCCGCGTCGAGTTCGTGGCGCTCCAGGTGGCGGATGAAGTGCGAGCCGTCGGACGCTAGATCAGTCCAGAAGGTGACGGCGACCAGGCGGCCCCATCTAAACTCAGGCAGGGCCGCGTCTGCGTCAACCACGCTCAGGAACGGGCGCGAGAGGATAGCCGGATCCCAGGTGACGCGGGTGTAGCGTCCGCCCAGGGCTGCGGCTGTCTCGGCTCCGGTGATGAGAGCTTCTAGTAGACCGTCATCCTTGTATCGCTCGATCTGGTCCGAGGTCGCCTCGTTAATGGCCACGATACGCGGAGGGGTGGAGTAGAGCAGGTCAGCGGAAGTGGCGCAGATGTCGGACGCGATAGGGATGTGAAGGTCTCCGCGAGACGGCCCGCCATTCGAGGTTGTGCCACGATTACGGCCCCAGAAGAAGCGCCCTACGAAGCCGGAGAGGTTGCGGCGGTGGCGGGCTTGTACTTCAGAGTCGCTGCGGTAGAGGTTCCACAGCCGCTGCGGGTCGCCGATCCACCACGCCTCCCAGGTCCGCATATCGTCCAAGAGGGCCTGATAACCGGCTGGCGGCCACGGCGTATTGTGGTCGGGAAGTGGCATTCGGTCCTCCTAGGTCTTATAGCGTCTGTGGTCGACTCTTGCGCGCCATTTGCGCTCGGTGGTTGCTAGCGCGTAGCGTGCAGCGTCAAGGCTGTGATCGGCTGTCTTGATTGGTTTGTCATGGCCCTGCAGCTGGGCTTTGCTGTCCCAGCTGTAGCCGGGTATCTCGCCGATCAGGCCGCTGCATCGGTCTGAGATTTTCAGGCTCCCAGAGGCGAGCAAACTCGCCATAAGGCGGATACCGTAGAGAACATCGTTATCCGCGTCGGTCAGGCCCCACGCGCCATCCTGGCGGAGTTGAACTTTGAAGCTCGCGGCGGCTGGGTCGACGATGATACGGCCAGGCACTAAGTCCATATTCGGCGCGTGTTCTTTCGTCTTTAGCCAGGTGAGCAGTCCATCGGATTGTTGCGCGTCGGTCCATGTTCCGTGTCCTCGGTTGGTTCTGTCGATCCGGTACTCATCCACGAGGTAGAGGATGTCGTCCTCGCCATGGGCAAGAATCAGCCCGGCTGTGGGGTTCTGGGTGCCGTAGTCAACGCCCACGGCGTAACAGTCGGTCATCATGGGCAAGGACTGCCAGGGGACAACGTGGGCCGAAGGATCCCACATGTCATATACAGCGCCTTCTGCGGACACCCACTCGCCCTGGATGAAACGCCGGTACCAAAGGCCGGTAAACTCGCGTTTGACGCTCTCGATGTATTCCGGCTCTAGGCCGGGGTTATCGTCCATGGTGAAATGATGGAAGGCCCAGTCAACCAGTGGCTCTTGGCCTCGTTCCCTGATCTGCGCCTCAGTGTTGCCTGGCCGTGGGATCCGGTCAATGAAGCCGGTTTTAAGCCAGTGGCTCGGGCTGTCAGGGTTGGTTGTGGCAATGAGTTTCGCACCGGGCACGCTGAGGCGGCCTCGCAGCTGGATGAAGAAAGGCTCAGGGAGCAGCGTTGCTTCGTCGACGTATGCGCCAGCCAAGGTTACGCCTCGGACTTTGTTCTCGGCCGCAGCGTCGTTCGCGCCGATGAGCTGGACTCGGCGGCCCATGATGACGGCCGTGTCAGAGCGCGTGGAGTGACGGCCCAAGGCTCCGGGTGCCAGCATCTCGATCACGTCGAGGACGTTTCGCTGGATGGTGGTTCGGGTTTTTCCGATTATTGCGAGGTGGCCTTTGGGCGCTTGTGGGATCCAGTGCAGGAAAGCCAAGAGGCTTGAAAAAGTCTTGCCGGAGCGGATCGCGCCGTCCATGAGAATGAACTTAAAAGCTGGGTTAAGCATGTCCTGCCAAGCCTGGATCTGCTTAGCCGAAAGAGACATGCCGTGCCCTCCTTAGTCAGGTGTTGCGGCTGCGGCCTTAATGGAGTTTGAGAGCAGCTGCGTGAGCATGTCGTAAGTCTCCTTGGCTTCGTCTGCGGCCTTTGGCGATTCCACGCCGTGCAGCTTCTCAATCTTGGTCATGATGGCGAGGCAGCGATCCATAGCGAACAGATCGCCTCGGACGGCTTTCTCGTAGGCGACGGCTAGAAGTTCGTCGCAGCGGTGGAGTTCAAGGTCGAGGACCTCTTCTGCGCGGTCTCGCGTGATGTCTTTGAGCGCATCTTCTACATACTTGTGGGACGTGGCCACGCTGATCTTCATTGCTTTGGCGATGGCGCGGTATGGGTATCCGGAGAGTCGCAGGCCGAGGGCCTCGTGCATACGGTCGCGGCGTTCTTTTTTCAGCCTGGTTGTCTTAGGGCCTTCGCGTCTGGGCACAGCGGCCTCCTTTCGTGAAAGCGCAGGCATAGCAAAAGCCCGGTAGTGTGGCTTTCTACCGGGCTTCTACTACTTGAAAGGGCGCTGGCGCTAATGGTTTAGCATCTCTGCTAGGCACACTTTTAACGCCATTACCATATTAGCAGGGTTCAGGCCTTCAACGCAAGCAACCTCGTAATCGCACCGACACGGTAAAGGGCCGGGCCTTTGCCTTCCTGGCGGGGTTTAATTTTTTCCCGCGCGATCCAGGTTTTAAGTGTCCCCTGCGGGATCATCTGCCCGGAGACCATTTCAGCTGCGCGCCTGGCCTGCTCGCGGGGCAACCACAGCTGCGAGAGGCTGGCGTAAAGCTGGGCGAGCGCGTCGCCCACATCGAACCTGGTCCCGCACTCATGACAGACGGCCTCCTCGGCCTCCGGGCGGACTGTCACGTCCACGCCACACTCTGGGCATGGTCCTACGTATCGGCGCTGTGAGCGTGCCGGGCTTGTGAGAAGCTCGATCCGGTGGAGGGCGTAGGTCAGTTCGTCGATCATCTGAGGCGCTTCGTCCCAGTTGCGCAGGTGCGGGGCGCAGACCTGGAAGATCCGGCGGGCCTGGTACCAGTCGCCCGTCTTGTAGGGCACGGGCGGCAGAGCATAGTTTCGCGTGGCCACGGCCCAAGCGTCTACAGCGTCTCTCATCTCGCCGATCTCTTCCAAGAGAGCAAGGCTCAGAGGCGGCTTCGAGGTGGCCGTACCTCCACCACCTCCCACCCGGTGAGTTGTCAGCGAGTAGGTCGCGTCCTCCATGAGAGACGGAAGGTCAGAGACCAGCGTTACCAGCCGCGCGCAGGCGCTCCGGCTCACGGTCTCGTGCTTTTTGATAGGTTCACCGGTGATAGGGCAAGTGTGTTCGATCATGTTTAGAACTCCTTCGCGCTGGATGGATGGATGGTTTTCGACAGCTCCGCCTTCACCGCGTCGATGAGGGCAGACTGCGTTACGTCTTTGGTTTCAAGGGCTTTCATCACACGTTCGTCAATCGTTGAACGGGCAATAAGGTGGTGAACAGAGACCGGGAAACGCTGGCCTTGACGCGCTAAACGCGCGTTAGTCTGTTGATACAGTTCGAGGCTCCAAGGCGTTGTGTACCAGACCAGGTGATGGCCGCCTTCCTGGAGGTTCAAGCCGTGGCCAGCTGAGGCCGGATGGATCAGACCAACAGGGATACGCCCGGCGTTCCAGTCCTTCATCGAAGCTGCGTCCGAGAGCTCGCGCGCCTGCGGGAAGGCTTCAAGCAGCCTCGCCAGGTCGGACTTGAACCAATAGGCCACCATTACGGGTGAACCGCTGGCGGCTTCGATCAATTCGCCCAAGGCCTCGATCTTCGCACCATGGACCAGCTCAGCCGTGCCCTGCTCGGTGTAGAGACTCCCGGAGGCCAGCTGCATGAGCTTGTTCGATAGGCCTGCCGCGTTCTTCGCGTCTACCAAGCCTTTTGGCAGGGCCAAGAGCATCTGTTCGCCCAGCTGCTTATAGGCGCGTCTGGCAGGGGCTGGAAGATCGACAGGCACAACTGTGGAGGTCACGGGCGGGAGGTCCAGATGATCTACCGCGCTCATCGACAGGGTGATGTCGTTGATCCGGGCATAGATCGCGAGGTCCGCGTCGTGCTTCAGCTTCCAGGTGAAGATCTGGGCGGCGCTTCGCTTATCAGGCTGGAAAAACTCATCCCGGTAGTGGGTGAGAAAGTGCCCGAGCCTCTTACCGCCGTCAATCAACCTGAACTGTGCCCAAATATCCAACAGGCTGTTAGGAGCGGGCGTACCGGTGAGAGCAACCATCCGGGTGATTTTCGGTAGCACCGACTTTAGGGCCTTGAACCTCTTGGACTGATGGTTCTTGAAAGATGAAGACTCATCGAGGATCACCATGTCGAACGGCCAGGCTTTCCCGTAAGTTTCAACCAGCCAGGGAATAGTGTCTCGGCCTACCGTCGTAACCAGTGCTCCACTCTCGATGGCCTTAGAGCGCTGCTTCGCGTCTCCCACGGCGCAGGCCACGTCCAGCCCGGCCAGGTGGTCCCACTTCGCGGCTTCGTCAGCCCAGGTGTCGCGTGCGACGCGAAGCGGGGCGATCACCAAGACGCGACTAACCTCGAACCGATTGAGCGCCAGGTCTTGAATCGCTGATAGGGTAATCACCGTCTTGCCCAGGCCCATATCGAGGAAAAGCGCGCACCTGGGATGCTCCACCACGTAATCAATCGCGGCCTTCTGGTAGTCATGCGCCTCGAATTGCATCGCACACCGCCTCTACCTCGGAGATGTCATCTAAGACCAGGCACACCGCGCCCAGGCCTCGAAGCTGTTCGATACGGATCGCCTGGACGGGCCGAGGCTTTTCACCTGGAGCCTTGACCTCTACGAAGCCGATATGCCCACCGGGCAGGATCACCACTCGATCAGGCACGCCGACCGTCGAGGGCGAGGTGAACTTCCAGCACACACCGCCCTTGGCGCGCACCGCTTGGACTAACTTTTGTTCGACTGTTTTTTCTCGCATGTGAGCCTCCCGCACTCTCGCGTCAGCAAGCTCAGCAAACTTTTCAGCAAAGTTCTAAAACCACTATATATACGTGTATATGTGCCTATATGGGGTATATATATAGCCATTTACTCTATATAGAAAAAGTTTGCTGAGCTTGCTGACAGTTGGACTTTTCGTTGGTATTACGCCTAAAAACTGTCAGCAAACTCGTCAGCAAACTCTGGAACCATCGAATATTCAACAGAGTTTGCTGACGCTCGGAGCCATCCGAGTTTGCTGAGCTTGCTGACTTTTACTGAGTTTGCTGACAAGTTTGCTGACGCAAAAACTCTCGCTGTTTGCCATACGCTCCAGTCGGTGCAGCGTTAGAACCAGGCTGCCAGCCGAGCCTCTTCAGCGCGTTTCCGATCCAGTAAGAATCGCGTCTAGATAGGTCTGCTTGACGTTTGTCGAGACACTCGCACCAGATCTCAATCACGCTCACGCTGTCGCGCTGGACCAGCTCGCGAGGCTCGGAGTCAGGAGCGATCCCCATGAACCAGTTGCGCCTCTCAGCCGCCCCGAGCTTCGCCCAGTCGGACGTGATCTGTCGGTCTAGGAACTCGGCGATCATGCCCACGCGCTCGTCAACCTCGATAGCGTCGCGCTGACGATCTTTCGCGATCCTGGCGACCTTGCCGGTCAGGTGCAGTGGCTCGCCTGCGCGCTCCAGGGTGACTGCCTCGCTCCAGATCTGTGCCACATCCCGGTCGGTCAGGTCCCAGGGTTTGGCGATGCAGTCGCCGGTTACGTCGACCGGCCACATACGGCGGTTGCCCGCTGGATCGGTGAGGAAGCCGTCCTCAGCGTTCGTGGTGCCGAAAAACACGCACTGCCTGGGGTGGCGGGAGACTCGGCGCTCGTATGCGCCTCGGTAGATGTCATCCTGGCGCGAGAGGAAGGAACGCAGGGACTCTGTATCTGCTTTCCTCAGTCCCGCGAGCTCGCCGAACTCATGGATCCAGAAGCCTTGGAGCTTCTCTGCAGCCGTCTTATCCCGCGTGTCAGCGAGAGAGAGCGAGTCATTGAACCAGTCTCCGCCCAGGCGCGCGATCAGTGTCGATTTGCCGATACCCTGCGGGCCTGCCAGCACTAGCATGGTGTCGAACTTGACTCCAGGCCTCTTGGCTCGCCTTACGGCTGCGCAGAGCAGCTTACGGGTGACCGCTCGGGTGTATTCGTCGTCCTCTGCGCCGAGATAATCAACCAGCAGAGTGTCTACCCGTGCGATCCCGTCCCAGGTGGGTAGAGTCTTTAGGTAGTCGCGCACTGGGTGGAACTTTCGTTCGTCAGCGACGATGGCCAGGGCGTTTTTCAGATCACGTTCTGCGAAACGCGCGAAGCGCTCTTCCACGTAGGCTGCGAGGTTCGCATCGTCAACGTCCCTCCAGGGCAGCGCTGGGCGCGCCCAGGGCAGGATGTCTTTCACTGCGATAGAGCACCACAGTTCGTCATACGCGATGCCCTTCAGGTTCGGATCGGCCCTTAGCAGTGTGACCAGGTTCGGCAGGGTGGGGCGGAGCTTGCCCGCCTTATCCGTCTCCAGGTCGAGGCCTGCCATCCACTCGCCAGACTCTCCCGTGACTGTCTCGAATTCGTCGACAGCGGCCAAGAGCAGCTGGGAGCGGACCTCGGGAAGGTCTGCCGCCCAGGTGGTCATCTCCTTATATGAAGGTGCTTTCCCGCCGGACGCGCCTTGCGCGTCGCGGTCCAGCTCGCCGAACTTATGGAGGCGGACCAGGTCGAAAGCGTTGCAGAGCTGTTGCCCGGCAGGGTCAGAGCCGTGGTGCGAGTAGGCAAACAGGCCGTTTTCGTAGACCACTAGGCCGCCGGTCGCCTCGCCTGGCGTGTAGGTGTACCGATCCTCAGAGATCGCTTCATACGCTGGGATGAACTCTTCGATAGCCTCCTGGATCGTGTACGCCTTGCAGAACGCGCCCACGATGCCTGACTTTTCGCGTGGGTCCTCTTGCTTGGAGGCGGTGGAGGCCACCA